TGACATAGAAGAACATGGCAACAATGCTTCAGCCTATCTTGGCGTAGCAAATAACGAATCTGCCGTTGCCTTTCTGCAACAAGGTGCGGAGGACAACAACAGCAACGCGGATTTGGGTACGTTAACATTTTCTCAGGATCAGCAGTGGGTCAAGCTAAGTTATGCAGGCACCAACAGTGCGAATGCGGTTTATATCAACGGCCAACAAGGCTCTTTTGATATGGACTTTTACCTTAGCGAATCAGATTGGTTGACCGCTGGAGCGCAAAGCGAGCTTTATCTTACCGGGCCAACTAAACTTGGTTATCGATGTTTTATGTTTGAAGAAGATTGTGACCCATGAGCCTTGCTGATGCAGAGCTGAAGATAGGCGGCGTTAGTTTTAAGGGTGTGTACATCGCTATTTTGCTGTCCCTAGCCACTACATTAGGCGGAGGGGTATGGACTGCCAGCAGCTTGTACAGTCGGCTTGAGTCGCTTGAAGCTCAAAAAATACCCAAGCTGGGGCCGTTAGAAGAAAGCCTGCTAACGACAGAGCAAAACCTAAAGACCGAGATTGAGCTAATTAAGCAGGAGCTTGTTGCAAACGATGTCAGCCAGCTTCAAGGAAAACTTGCAAGTTTGGGCGCAAATCTGCAAACTATTGCAGAGCAACAGGGCAAGCTTTTGCTGATTGGGGAAAAGGTCGCGGATCTCGAAAAAGAGATTCAACGCATGAAAGGGGTTGTCGCTGCCGCAGAGGTCGCAACAAACGCCTTAAAAGATGGTAAGACCGATAAAAATCGAGTTGAGGACAAATTAAAAAAAATAGAGAAGGAAATAGATGACCTCTGGTCAGGCATGGACTACCTCTCAAACCCGTTAAACTAGAGGTATCAGCATGGCTGATTTGAGCGAAGACACTGAGCTAAATATACCCCTAAAAAATTTGATCGCCATGATCGCCGTCACGGGGCTGGCAACCACACTTTATTTTGGGATGGAATCGAGGCTGACAAATTTGGAGTATCAGACTCAAATGATTCTGGAAGAGGTCGAGGAAAATGACACATGGATAGACGGATTTGAGCCGCCGCCAGAGGTTCAAGATACAATACTGAGGGTGAGGAATCTTGAGACCAAGGTTGCTCAACTCGAAATCAAACTGCAAAATACAGAAAAATAGGAAAATTATGAGCGAGCAACAGGAACAACAACCAATTATTCTGACCATTGACGATCAGGAGTATGACGTTAATGAGCTTGGCAACGATTCTAAGATTCATTACGTTGAAGTCGTTAACTTGCGAAAACAAATTGTCGATACGCAGAATCAGATTGCCGCAGCACAGCAGCAACTGGTTAATCTACAGGTTGTTTTCGGGTTCCGTGAAAACGCTCTACGCGAATCAATCAAGGTGGTTGAAGAAGAATCAGAGACGGATGCAGGATAATGGCGCAAACTGACGCGAACAAGGCTTTAAAGAAGATTGAGATTCATGAGGCTGAGTGCGCGTTGCGCTATGAAGCAATCAACAAGCGACTAGATTCAGGTTCTGAACGGTTTGATAAACTAGAGAAAATGATCTGGGGGATCTACCCGGTCATGATTACTTCCTTAATAGCCATTGTTGGCTTGGTGATATCTCAATGAAATTTGACGCAATCAAAGGATTAATCGGCGGTTTGGCACCAACTGTAGCGTCGGCCCTTGGAGGCCCGTTAGCAGGTGCTGCGGCGCAGTCGATTGCCTCTGCACTAGGTGTCGCCCCAGAGCCAAAGGCGCTTGAGAAAGCCATCCAGAACGCCACACCAGAGCAGCTTGCGGACATTAAGAAGGCGGAGCTGGACTTTGAAGTTCGCATGAAAGAGCTGGATGTCGATATTTTTGAGTTAGAGACCAAAGACACTCAAGATGCTCGCAAGAATTTCGCCAAGGATTGGACGGCGAAGATGATAGCTATTGTGATGGTGCTATTTTTTTGTGGTTACATCGCAATGATCACAATCATGCCCCCTGAGCAAAACTCGATGGAGCTAATCAACCTTGTTCTAGGCTATATGGGCGGACTGGTGTCAGCGGTCGTTTCTTTTTATTTTGGTAGCAGCGCGAAGCAAGAATGATGAAGACTAGCCAAGAAGGCATCTGCCTTATAAAAAAATTTGAAGGCTGCGAGCTAGAAGCTTATCAATGCTCAGCCAACGTCTGGACGATTGGTTATGGCCACACAAAGAATATCGTCAAGGGTGATACTTGCACCAAAGAAGAGGCAGAGCAGATCCTGACCGACGATCTTGAGGAGTTTGAAGAATACGTTAACAATCTGGTAGAGGCCGACCTCAACCAAAGCCAGTTCGACGCTCTAGTGGCTTGGACGTACAACCTTGGCCCTACAAACTTAAAATCCTCAACGCTATTGAATCGGCTTAACGAAGGCGACATGGACGACGTTCCCCATCAGATTCGCCGTTGGAACAAGGCTGGCGGCCAAGTTCTGGACGGATTGATTCGTAGACGCGAGGCGGAGGCCTTGTTGTTTAAGGGGGAAGCTTGGGAAAATGTCTAGCCTCTCGCTCAAAGACTTTGAGATTCTAAGCGAGCAAGATCAAAACGAAGCCCTTGCGCTTTTGTCCCGCTACGACCAGATGGACAAGCAAGACAAGTGTCAGGGCGATTTCATTGAATTTGTTAAGCATATGTGGCCCGAATGCATCCTCGGTCGCCACCATAAAATTATTGGCGACAAGTTCAACAAGATAGCCCAAGGCAAGCTAAAGCGTCTTATCGTCTGCCTACCGCCTCGACACTCTAAATCAGAATTTGCCAGCACGTATTTTCCTGCTTGGATGATGGGCCTGCGCGGTGATCTCAAGATAATTCAGACAACCCACACTGCCGAGCTTGCGGTACGGTTTGGTAGGAAGGTGCGAAACATCATCGACTCTGATGATTACTCTCAGGTTTTTCCTGAGCTACAGTTGCAGGCTGACAACAAGTCGGCTGGCCGATGGACAACCAATCAGGAGGGTGAATCTTTCTACGCAGGTGTAGGTGGCGCGATCACGGGACGTGGCGCTGACCTGTTGATCATTGACGATCCGCACTCAGAGCAAGATGCGCTGTCGCCCACGGCGATGGAGTCGGCATACGATTGGTACACCTCTGGGCCACGACAGCGTCTCCAGCCCGGCGGAATTATCATCATAGTAATGACCCGCTGGTCAACCAAAGACCTCGTAGGCAAGGTTCTAAAGAAGCAGGGCGATGATCATGCAGACCAATGGGAGATCGTAGAGTTCCCAGCAATCATGCCCGAGTCTGAAACCCCCTTATGGCCGGAGTTTTGGAAAAAAGAAGAGCTTTTGTCGGTCAAGGCCTCGCTGCCGATAAGCAAGTGGAATGCTCAGTGGATGCAAAATCCCACGGCGGAGGCTGGCTCTATCGTGAAGCGCGAGTGGTGGCGTAAGTGGGAGAACGACTGGGTTCCATCATACGAGTACGTTATCCAGAGTTACGATACCGCGTTTAGCAAGAAAGAGACCGCCGACTACTCTGCTATCACTACGTGGGCGATATTTAAGTCGCCAGACGAAGATGTGCAAGCTATTATACTTTTAGACGCGAAGAGGGTCAGGTTAGACTTTCCTGAGCTAAAAAGGCTGGCCTACGAGGAGTGGAAATACTGGGAGCCTGACTGCGTGTTGATTGAAGCCAAGGCCAGCGGCACGCCGTTGACCCAAGAGCTTAGAAGAATGGGCATTCCGGTGACGGCCTATACACCATCGCGTGGCCAAGATAAGATTGCACGAATGAACAGTGTTGCCCCGATATTTGAATCGGGGATGGTTTGGGCACCAGACGAAACTTTTGCGGATGAGGTTATCGAAGAGATGGCAAGCTTTCCGTTTGGGGATAATGACGATTATTGCGATTCGTCAACGATGGCGCTGATGCGGTTCCGTCAGGGCGGGTTTTTAAGCCTCCACGACGATTACCCTGAAGAAGCTGAGTTTTTGAGGCGTGACAGACAGGTATACTACTAATGGCTATTGAAAAAAGAGGTTTAGGCACCGAAGACAATCCTGACGTTATGCCAACTGGCAGCGCCATGGAGATCGAGCCGGAGATGACCCGGAACGACGAGATCCGAAACGCAGCAGAGATACTGGTTAGTGAGGAGGAGATCCTTGTCGATGATGAAATTGACGCAGAACCAGAGCCAGTTCAGGCAGACTTTAACGCCAACTTGGTTGATCTTATTGCAGACAGCGACCTCTCCAAGCTCGCAGGCGATGTCATAAGCTCTATCAAGGCGGACAAAGAGAGCCGGTCGGAGTGGGAAAAGACCTACACTGACGGCTTAAAGTATTTAGGGATGAAGTTCGACGACTCTAGAAGCCAGCCATTTGAAGGCTCTTCTGGTGTTATTCATCCGATCTTGGCCGAGTCAGTGACCCAGTTTCAAGCTCAAGCTTACAAAGAACTTTTGCCAGCCAAAGGGCCGGTCAAGGCGGAGATTGTTGGAGCCAGAAATCCTGACGTAGAGACTCAAGCTTCTCGGGTTCAGGACTTTATGAATTACTACATTCTCAACGTCATGGAAGAGTATGACCCAGAGCTGGATATGTTGTTGTTCTACCTTCCGCTCGCAGGCAGCGCCTTCAAGAAAGTCTACTTCGACACAGGCATAAGCCGTGCGATGAGCAAGTTTATTGAACCCCAAGACCTCATTGTGCCCTACGAAGCCACTGATCTTTTTAGCGCAGAGCGTGTAACTCACGTTCTGAATATGAGCCGAAACGAGATCAAGAAACAGCAGGTCAACGGTTTCTACGCTGACGTAGAGCTGAAAGGCGGGTCTGTCAGCGTATCCAGAAGTGATATTGAAGAGCAGATCGATGAAATAGAAGGGATGGGGCCCTCTTATCAAGAGGATCGTGATCACGTTATCTACGAGACGCACACGATCCTAGATATCCCCGGATTTGAAGACGTTGGCGAGGACGGCGAGCCTACTGGGTTGAAGCTGCCTTACATCGTCACGATAGACGAAGGCTCTCAAAATGTTTTGTCGATTCGCAGAAACTATGTTGAGACAGACCCTCGCAAGGCTAAGATCAACTTCTTTGTACAGTACAAGTTTCTGCCCGGCTTGGGCTTTTACGGCTTAGGACTAAGCCACATGATTGGTGGCATCTCCAAGTCAGCCACGTCGATCCTAAGACAGTTGATTGACGCGGGCACCTTGGCAAACCTGCCGGCAGGATTCAAAGCCCGCGGCATGCGTATTCGTGATGAAGATAACCCTTTGCAGCCGGGTGAATTTCGGGATATTGATACGACAGGCGCGTCTTTGCGAGAGAACCTGATACCCCTGCCTATCAAAGAGCCATCCAATGTGCTTATGCAGCTATTAGGGCTGCTTGTAGAGTCAGGTAAGCGGTTTGCAAGCATAGCCGACATGAACGTGGGCGACATGAACCAAGCGATGCCTGTGGGCACTACGGTGGCTCTGCTGGAGCGTGGCACAAAGGTTATGTCGGCAATTCACAAGCGATTGCATTATAGCCAGAAGCTTGAGTTTCAGTTGCTTGCCAAGGTGTTTGCGGAGTATTTGCCCCCAAATTACCCTTATGTGTCAAAGAACGGCCCACAAGAGATTATGGGGCAGGATTTTGACGGTCGGGTTGACGTAATACCCGTATCCGACCCCAACATATTTAGCCAGAGCCAGCGGATTACAATGGCTCAAGAGCTACTTACTATGGTCCAATCTAACCCTGAGATTCATGGCCCTACAGGCATATACGAGGCGTATAGACGAATGTATGCGGCCCTTGGGGTCGATGATATTGACAGCCTTATACAGCCCCCACCGCCACCACCACAGCCTATGCCGGTGGACGCGGGAATCGAGAATAGTGCGTTCTTGATGGGCCAGCCCGGGCAAGCTTTTGAGCCACAGAATCATCAGGCTCACGTTGATGCTCATCGGTCGCTATTCCTTACGGATCTGGTCAAGCAAAACCCGCCGCTTCAGGGCGTTATCATTGGGCATATGATGCAGCATTTGCAATTCATGGCCGGCCAGATGGTTCAAGATCAAATACCCCCAGAGCTAAATCAACAGATGCAAGAGATGCAGGCGGCTAGTCAAGGCGGTCAGATCCCGCCAGATCAATTGCAGCAGCAGCAGAGCCAAATTCAGATGCAGATAGAGCAGTTGTCAGCGCCTGTGTTGGCGCAGCTAACGCAAGATCTTCTAGAGTCTATTGGTCAGGGTGATGAGACCGACCCACTGGTTCAAATCAGGCAGCAAGAGTTGATGCTTAAACAAAAAGCCATAGAGTCAGAAAACGAGCAGTTCGAGGCAAAACAACAACAGCGCGCCGAAGAAAAACTTTTAGAAGGCGAAATCGCTAAGCAACGCATGAATGTTCAAAAAGAAGTGGCTGATGATAAGCTTGATATAGCTATTCGTCGCCTAGACCAGCAGGCGGAGCTGAAGCTACTTGACATGCAAAACAAAAACATGGGAGGCCGATAATGTCCGACTTAATATCATCAACAAGCTATGTAAGAAAAAGAATTGAAGAGCTGCGCGAAAGAAAGAAACTTGCTAGAGAAGTAGAAGCTGCTCTTGCAGAAAAACTAGCGAAAGATGCTGAAGAAAAGAAGCAAAAAAGCGATGCCCGAATTGCGGCAAAGCTGGCTAGGTTGTCTGGCGTTGAAGCGCCTGCTGTAAAAGAGCCTGAGCCTGAGCCTGGGCCGGTTGAGGCTAAAGAAGAAGTCGCAGCAGAGGAGGAGCCTGTAATCAAAAAGGCTCCGAAGAAAGCTGCGGCGAAAAAACCAATCGAACAAACTGAGGAAGAATGATGAAAGATTTAAGCAGGGTTAAAAAGGTTGACTCGCCAAAGAAGAGCATCAAATCAGTGCCTACCGACCCAGCATTGGTTCGTCGGACAATGGGCGGAAAGATAAAAGTCATCAAGGCTCGTGGAGCTGGTGCAGCCACTCGCGGGTTTGACTTTCACGAGAAAGTGTAGTGGATGACATTGATCTGGGTTCTCGCCTAAAAAGAGTGATGGGTGATAGGCGAGAACTCATCCGCGAGGTCTTGATGGATGGAATGTTGAAAGATATAGAACATTATAAATCTTTGCAAGGTGAGCTAACTGTTATAAACTTAGTGGAGGAAACAATCAGAGAGTTCTACAAGGAAATCTAAATGACAACTCCAATAACAGACTCGGCTTACGTCTCAAGCGACGAACGAGTTCTTGACCCAACCCTGCTTGAAAAATCCGCCATCGAAAGAATGCCTGACCCTTCTGGGTGGCGCATGCTGGTTCTACCCTATCAGGGTAAGGCTAAAAGCGAAGGTGGCATCCACCTTCTGAAAGAAACGGTAGACCGAGAGGCTTTGGCCACGGTGGTCGCCTATGTTGTAAAGATGGGGCCACTCTGCTACGGAGACACTGCAAAGTTTGGAGACAAGCCTTGGTGTGAAGAAAAGCAGTGGGTGCTAATTGGTCGTTATGCTGGAGCTAGGTTTAAGCTTGAGGACGGCGGCGAAGTCAGAATAATCAATGACGACGAGGTCATTGGCACAATTATAGACCCAGACGACATAGTGAGCTTCACATGATAGAAAATCAAAACGCAGAGCAGATGGAAGAGGAACAAGTTTCTATTGAGGTTACCGAAGACCCAGTAGAGGGATCTGGTGGCGGTGACGGCGATGAACTTGAAAACTACACCAAGTCGGTTTCTAAAAGAATTAACAAGCTTAACCAGAGGCATCGGGAGGCTGAGCAAAGGGCGCAGCAGCTTGAACAAATTGCCTTGCAGAAAGAGGCTGAGCTTCAACAGTATCGGCAGTATTCGGTTCAGCAGTCTAATACTGTTTTGGCGAAAGAAGAGGAGGCTATAACCTCCAAAGAGTCTCAGATCGATGACGTTTACCGCAAGGCGGTTGAAAGCGGAGACGCGGATCTCATCACTAAGGCCTCTAAGCTCCAAAACGATATTGCTATTCAGAAGGAAAAGCTTCGTGTAGCAAAGTCTCGCCAAAGAGCCGCTCAAGAAGAGTCTTATCAATCTCAAGGTAACGAACAGGTAGTTAATTACCAAGAGCAACAGCAGGTTCAGCAGGAAGTAACTCCTACCGAAGATGCGCTGCAATGGCACGAAAAAAACCCTTGGTATGCTAACCAAGATGACGAAGATGACATGAAGGCGACTCAGTACGCCTACTACGTTCACTATAATTTAGCGAACGAAGGCTTCGACGTTGGCTCTGATGAGTATTACGAAGAATTGGACAGCCGCGTCGGTACGGTTTATCCTCACACTAAGAGCGCCAGTAATGGCAACTCCAAGACCGTTGAAAGTGGAAGCAGACCCGCTGTGCAAAGAGTCGCTTCAGCTACCCAAGGTGGTGGTCGGTCAAAAACACAAGGCAAAAAGAATGGCGTGAGCTTTTCTAAGTCTGAGCTAGAGCGACTCAGGAGCCTCAAGCCGCATAATATGTCTGAAGAGGCATGGTTGCAGCGAGTGGCAAAAGAGAAGCAAAAAATTGCATCAAGAGAGGCAAGCTAAAATGGCAGAAACAAAAGCAAACGCACGTTCATCCCGTGATTCGCAGTCACACGATAATCAGACTCGCAGGACACCATGGCGACCAGTCAGATCATTAGAAACTCCTCCATCACCGGCAGGTTATACCTACAGGTGGATTAGGGAGTCTATGTTGGGACAAGAAGACCGAGCTAACGTCTCGCGTCGAATTCGAGAGGGTTGGGAACTCGTAAGAGGAACTGAATTACCTCCAGAATGGCGTTCTTTACCAACCATGGATAATGGCCGACACGAAGGCGTGGTTTACAACGAAGGGTTGCTATTAGCTAAGATTCCTAACGAAACAATTGAAGAGCGACGAGCTTATTACCAAGCAAAGAGCAAACAAGCTACGGATGCGCTGGACAATAATATGTTCAACGAAACCCGTGGCGACAGTCGTTACGTTAAATATGATCCTCAGCGCGATAGCAACGTCACATTTGGACGTAAATAGAGGTATTCAAAATGGCGAATAAAGACGCTGCATTTGGAATGAAGCCGGTCAGAATGGTCGGTGGCGCACCTTACACTGGCGGACAGAGTCGATATCGTATTGCTGCGAATTATGGAACATCCATTTTTCAAGGCGACATGGTCGCTCAGGTCACCGGAGGTACGGTGGAAGTACACGCTGACGGAGGCACTGTGCCTGTAGTTGGTGTTTTTAACGGTTGCCAGTACACAGACCCCACCAGTGGTGAGCAAGTTTACAGCAACTACTACCCTGCAAGCACTAACGCCGCAGACATCATCGCTTTCATCATTGATGATCCCGATGTGGTTTACGAAGTGCAAGCTGATGACACGTTCCCAGTTACCGACCTGTTTGGCAACTTTGATATCGTGTACACCTCAGCAGGCAGCACAATGACTGGTATTTCTGGCGCTGAGCTTGACGTAACCACTGGTGCTACCAACACGAACCTGCCGATCAAAGCGATCGACATTTCGGAAGATCCGAACAACTCGGACACGGGCGCTGCAAACACTAACGTGTTAGTAGTAATTCAAAACTCAATCTTCGGCGTTAAAGGCGCTGGCTTAGCATAAGGAGCTAAATAATGGCTATTTCAAGAGCACAGCTCGCTAAAGAACTGGAGCCGGGGTTAAACTCCTTATTCGGCATGAGCTACGACAGCTACGACCGCCAGTATGAAGAAATCTTTGCTATTGAAGACTCACAGCGAGCCTTCGAGGAAGAGGTTTTGATCACTGGTTTCGGCGGAGCGCCAACTAAAACCGAAGGTCAGGGCGTACAGTTTGACAACGCTTCTGAGTCTTACACTGCTCGCTACACTCATGAAACTGTCGCTTTGGCATTTTCTTTGACTGATGAAGCAGTAGAAGATAATTTGTATGACTCGCTCGGCAAGCGATACGTGAAGGCTTTGGCACGATCTATGGCTAACACCAAAGAAGTCAAAGGTGCAGATGTATTGAACAATGCGTTCGATACTAACTACACTGGCGGCGACGGTGTAACATTGATTAACACGGCACACCCTCTAGCGGGTGGCGGCACTGCTGCAAACCGTGCTACCTCAATGGCTGACTTGAACGAAACGTCTTTGGAAGATGCGTTGATTGATATCAGCACATTTACTGATGACAAGGGTCTTACGATCTCTGTTCAAGCATCAAAGCTTGTCGTACCACCTCAGTTGGTTTTTGTTGCTGACCGTATCCTGAACTCAACTTTGCGTTCTGGTACTGCCGACAATGACATCAACGCTGTACGCAACACGGGTGTATTGCCCGGTGGCTACACGGTCAATCATTACCTGACTGACCCTGATGCCTTCTTCTTGCTGACTAGCGTCACCGACGCTGGCGAAGGCCTGAAGATGTTCCAACGTACTGCGATGGAAACCACAATGGAGCCAGACTTCACGACTGGTAACATTCGTTACAAAGCCCGTGAGCGTTATTCTTACGGATGGAGTGACTGGCGTGGAATCTACGGTAGTCAAGGCGCTTAATTGTTTCATGTGAAACAATGAAAGAAGGGGGCATTAGCCCCCTTTTTTTTGTGCCGCCTTTTTGTTATTAAGGCGCGTATGAGACTTGCTGAACTGAGGCCCGGATGCCTTCCCAGCCTGTTTGCGCGATCCTTACCGCTGTTGCTGCTTGGGCGCGGGTAGCCTTTACACCCAACTCATCAGCAGCAAACTCTGCGGCTTCTTGAAAAGCTCGCTTCCAACAGCAACTGAACTCATATGAAGTTAAAGCGGCTTCTGCCATTTGCTGAATTTCCCACTGCGATAGGTATGCTGTTTTCATCACCTTCTCCCTTGGGCGGCTTACGCCGCCTCCTGTTCTGCTATTACTTTCAAACACCGCTTGCAATTGATGGTGTAAACTGACGCACCCTCAACCTCGTAACCATCTTGGTAACTCGGAACATCGGGGCCGCAAAGCAAAACCTCACTCCCGTCATCTCTCTGCTCCCAACCATGAACCTTTGACTCTGCGCTGAGTCGATCTTGATACTCACCTACCCACTTTTTCCAAACCACTGCTTCCATCATCATTCTCCGTTTGCGTTGTTGATGTCCTTTATTATACTGATGCCGTGTCGATGTGCAAGTATGTATACACAAATAAATCAAAATAATTCCCAACAGCGACGTTTTATGAACCTGCGGT